CTGAACTGCTTGCCAAGTTAAAACTCCAGAACCATCGGTTTGGAGCATGTCTCCACTATTTCCGTCGGAATTTGGAAGAGTTAAAGTGACATCACTAGATAAAGCAGGAGCCGCTAAAGAAATAATGTTTGAGTTCCCTGAGTCTCTAAATCTGAGAGCTTTTCCATCTCTTAGTGTTAAGCCATCAGAATTGAAGTGTGCTCTTAGTGTTCCTCCTGCTGTAACTCCTAAATCATTTGCTGCAACTTGATATAAGCCTGTATCTGTATCGCCAGCAAAACCTAAACTAGGAGCACCCGCTGTACCAGCAGCAATTAGAACATTCCCTGTAAATGTAGCCCCAGCTAATGCTGCTAATCCTAAGTTTGATTCAGCAGTCCCTAAAGAAATCCAGCCATTATCACTAGCATTTCTAATCTTTAAGGTGTCAGGAGTTGTGCTTGTATCTAACCAAAGTTGATGAGCTGTAGTCGTACTTGGTGCGCTCGATCCACTACTAAGACTATATAAAGCCGCAAGGTTATTATTTATGTCGGCCCTTACATTCGCGCCTGTATCATTTGCAATGGTTTGGTCTGATTGGGCCATTAAACTCCTTGTCCGTAACCAATGGCTGTCCAGGTGAAAGCTCTCGCTTGCCTAGCGTTAGAACTATTGTAGATCGAAACGGTGAAAGCGGAACCAGAACTACTTGCAATTCTGTAATAGTCACCTGAATTTGCTACGCCCATTGTTATCCCAATAACAGGTGCAGCATTAAATTTCTTAGCAAAAGTAACTGTAAAATCACCAGTGGTTAGGGTTGTTCCAGAACCATTAATGGATCTTTCTGAAACATTAGAAGCCACTCTTAATTGTTCAATTGCAAGACGAGCTGTATTGTCACCACCTGTTGTTACTTCGGCTTTTAATTCATATCCTCTAGCAGAGAATTGAGCATTATTAAATGGCCTCCATGTTGTCCATGTAGGAGAACTACTTGGATCAGTTTGTGTTGTTCTTATGTAGATCTCTGCATTACAAGTAGCAGGAGTAGCACCATCAAAATCTGGAATCGCATCAAAATTTGAGAAGGTATCAATATAAGGGTTACCAGGGAAGAAACCTCTGACCTTTAACGTGCTAGCAAGTTGAACATTAAATACATCACCTAGATCAATAGGGTTATTTTGAAAAAGATAAGTTCCTGAAGTCTTCCAATTCGATCCATCAGCAGCATTTAATAATTCACCACCAGCAACAACTAAATCTGTTTTTGTCCCTGGGAAAGTATTATCTTCCGTCTGATTATTGATATTGACTAAATTCTGTAAATCAGGCTTTGTAAATTCAACAAGTGCCGTCCCTGTACTGGTACGTCCACCTGAATCAACAAATTTTGCTAAGTAAGTACCAGACTTAAGATCACAATAGGCTTCCTTCGCTGTACCTGTTAAGTCACTGTGAATACTAGAAGCATTAGCCCATGTAACACCAGATAAAGCAGGTGAGTGCCTAATCCTGACTAGACCACCAACAACAACATCAAGATCTGCTGATTGAGTCCATTGCAAACGAGCTAATCCATTTGTAGGGATCATCGTGAAGTTAAGAACATTCCCTGGAGCTGCTGTCTTACCAGCCAAAGTCTTATTAAATGTTGCAATAGTGCTTCCCTTGTTTAAGTAGTTAACAGCTTGGATTTGTACTTGTAAATTTCCAGCTCGTAGCGCACCAAAGTTTCCACCCTGCCTCAAACTAACTGATGGAGAAGTCGTCGTAATCGTTGCCCAGTTATCGTTATCAACTCGATAAGTAATTCTAAAACCTGTAACTCTCTTACGATTATGCTGCCAACTTAAATCACAACCAACGAAAACACCCTGACCATCTGAATAGAGAAACTCTTCGCCTTCTATATCTGTTACGGCATCAGGAGCAGCACTTAAATTACTAATATCTCTAAAAGTAATATCTGTACCTGCATCAACAGCAGAATATATAGAACTGTTGTATTGAAGAGCTGTTACAGCAGAAACTCCATCAGAACCCTCTGCAACGCTAAGTATTCGATACTGCTGAGACTGAACATCACTCGTCTGAATTAAATATACGGAATCAGCATTAGGTGCTTCACTGAAAGCAGAGGAGACAGTAATAGTAGGAGGAGTTGCACTTGGAGCGTAATTACTAATCGTTTTTGTCTCTAAATTTCCTGTTGGAAGAATTACAGACAGTGTTGGACTCTTTGTTAAATCAACAGAGAAATCTTCGCCACTATCAATATTAATAACTGTTGTTGTTGAACTCGCTCCAATACGCCCTGATCTTCTAGTTCCTGCTCTTACTGGATCGGCAATATCAACAACCATTCCTGGCCTTACAACAATCCCACTATCTAAACCAACAGCGAAAGTACATGTTTGAGTTAATAACTGCTCAGATTTAAGAGTCCATAAACCCATACGATGAGCTTGACCTTGTGAATAACAACCAATAGCTTTTACATCCTTATTAATTATCCCGTATTTAGCTATGGCATCAGCATCTTCCACATGCTCAACCATTACATCCCCTAACCCTTCATACGTCTGGTACGAAACTGATATTGATGTATGCCTAGCTTTCTGAGATACCCCTGTATATTCAAAGTCACCATTAATTACATTAGATGGACCTATTAAATACTGTGAATCAACAGGCTTATCTTGCATCACTGCCAAGCTACCAGCACCGTAGTAGCTCATACCTCTAAATAGAGAGGTCATTTCCATAATTACTCTATAAACATCTTTCCTAGAGTTAATTAATATATTACACGCAAATCTTGGTTCTTGACCTCCATCACCATCTGAAACTAACTCGTTACAGTATTGAGAAATAGCATAGAAATCCCACTTATCAAGCGTACTTTCAGGAATTGATGGACCATAACGACTCGAAATTAATAAGTCATATAAACACCAAGCAGGATCATTGCACCAAGTAGCTGCCCCAAATGTACCGTTCCAAACACCACTATAGGTAACACGGCCTATATGAGTTGTTGTATCGACAGAAGCATTAGATGGAAGCTTTACTTTTATCCCTCTAATTAAATACTTACGAGCAGGAATATTACTAAATTGTCTTGAGTCGAATCTTAAATAAGTTAAAGCACTGTTTGGATATTTAAATTTCTCATCAATTATTTCTGTGTAACTACTCCACCAAGTTTCACTCGTTGTTTTTGAACTAGCATCATCTGCACTAATTCTTACTAGCCTTACATCTACAGGGAAAGCACCACTTAAAGTTAATAAGTAATCCCTCATATATACGTTACTAGATTTCCCTTTTATAGTGTCATCTTTAACTGTGTTATAACCACCACCATTATATTGAACCTGTATTTGAATCCTTACTTCATGCCCAACAATATCACCATCATCTTCTACTTGACGTAGAGAAGGCAATCTTAAAGTTACTCTTACACGATCTGTATTTACATTAGTTATCTGTCTAGTAACTGAAGTGAGCTTAGTAACTTGAGTCCCTACTGATTGCTCACTCTCTGTCCCATCTAAAGCTGCTATGTGTAATTGTCCCTGAGTCCCGTTTCGTGTAACGATTGAATATCCTTCAAAATTATTACTACCATTTGCATCTTGAACAGGTGTGCCATCAAGATAAATTGATTTGTATCCAGCATCTAATCCTTGAATCTCACCCTCAGAGAGGAGATCTAAGACAGTCGCATATTGAACTGATTGGAGCGAGTCATCAGCTTCGGTTGGGACATGATTACCCCCTCCCTTTCCACCACCACCAGCACCTCGTATGTGTTGCATTAGATTAATTGATCGACGTCAAGACCACTTGATATGACTGAACTCCCGACAAAGACTCGTCCATATGCAATTGGTACTGGAGTTCCTATACGGGAAGTATTGACAACCCCATTGAAATTAAAACTATCTAATTTCTCAGCTTCTTCAGGTGGGCCAGGTGGAACAGGGGATAACGCCTCTGCAACCCCTCCTAGCACCATCGCAGCACCAACACTACTAACAAATGTACCTGCTGCTACCATAAACTTAGACCCCGCAGCAGCGGTCTTACCAAAGAAACTTGTTGTCCCAAACATTCCAGCACCAGGAAACATGAAAGACGCTCCAATAAGCAATGCTCCTATAAGTATCTGCCCAAACCCTCTACCAGCACCAGTCAATACAGGTGTGATACTGAAGACATCCCTCTCACTCCAAGGGAAGTGAAGGTTTTCTAAAGTGTCTTCTTCTATAGACTCTTTCCCTACTTTTACCTTATAACCAATCCCATCCTGCTCACTATCAATAATCCACTTTTGTAAGCCAGGGAAATTCGCACATAAAGCCTTCACTGCTTCAGCAGGTGTAGCTACATCAAGTTCAAAACGACCCTGGCCTAATCGTTTCTTTAATTCTCCGTAGACCTTAACGATTTTCATGTCTTAGGATTTTTGCAGTGTTCTTTTGGTAGTAGCCACCAAAAAGATCGCGTGAACTCAGTCTATCTTGAACATGATGCAAAATCATATTGTCATTGATATAAATACCACCATGATTAGGGACACTAGCCTCCAAATGCATCAAAATAACCGATCCATATTCAATCTCTTCTACAGGTATCTCTACAAATCCCTCATCCTTAAAGTGATCTAAATACATACTTTCACCACGTTCCCACCAGCGATCCTTACGGTTATAGTCAGTCAATTCAATATTGAACTCTCGTTTATAGAAGTCTCGAATCAGACTATAACAATCAATAACCCCATAGAAGAAAGGTCTTCCAACATAAGGCAATTCATACCCCGAAGGCTCACAGTACCCCCATAGTTCTGTATTTGGATTAACAATATGCCAAGGTAGTCCAGACTTTTCACATGCAACTAAATCAGCAGGACTAGGTGCATGGTTTGTTGTTGGATGACTATGAATAACACCAGTAATCTCTCCTTTCTCTTCTGCT